GTTCGGTCCAAAGAGCGTAAACAATCTGACGCTCTTGCTGGTAAGGTGAAAAACACCGGGATCACTTCGCTTTCTAATAAAGAGCTTCGGACGTTGACCGAACGAATGCGACTGGAGAACGACTACCGACGAACAGCAGACAACCCATACAAGACGCGAGCTCGACAAAAAGGCGAAGACATGTTCTGGAAGGGTGCTGGTGCCCTCGGTGGTGTTGCACTAGGCACATTCGGTACAATCGCAGCTAAAAACCTGAAGAGCAAAGACCAAAAGAAACGAATCGCTGCTGGTCTCAAGGTCGCCAAAGCCGTGACCGGGTGGTAACCGATGGCTCTATCGAACACAGCAACCCCGAAGTATTACGGCATCTTCCGTGAGAAAGTACTTCGGGGTGAGATTCCGGTCTGTAAAGAAATCTCCATGGAGATGAACCGGATTGATGCCCTCATCGCAGATCCAAAGTATTATTACGATGATTCTGCGATTGATGGCTTCATCGAGTTCGTCGAATCGGAGATGACTCTCACCGACGGTTCTGACGTGTTCGTCATGGATTCGTTCAAACTTTGGGCCGAACAGTTGTTGTCTTGGTACATCTTTGTCGACCGGTCGGTCTATGTCCCACGACCTGGGAATCGTGGGGGTCGGTATGTTCGCAAGCGTGTAAAGAAGCGCTTGACGCTCAAACAATATATCATCGTGGCCCGTGGCGCTGCCAAGTCGATGTACGCTTCGTATCTACAAGCGTATTTCCTCACGGTAGACACCACGACTACACACCAGATTATTGTGGCCCCCACGATGCCGTTGGCTACAGAAACCATCCAGCCGATCAAGACAGCGATGATCCGTTCTAAAGGACCATTGTTTAAGTTCCTGTGTGCGGCTGGTTTTACACCTCAAGCGGCTGGTCGAAAAGCCGAAAAGAACAAACTCGCCCCCACCAAACGGGGTATCGAGAATTTCTTGACTAACTCGCTGCTTGAGGTTCGGCCAATGCGTATCGACAAGCTTCAGTCAATGCGTACCAAGGTGAACACAGTTGACGAATGGCTATCGGGTGACGTTAAAGAGGATGTGATCGGTGCTATCGAACAGGGTGCTTCCAAGAACGAGGATTACTTAATACTCGCTATTTCTTCAGAAGGTACCGTTCGTAACAGCGTTGGTGACACCATCAAGTTGGAACTCCAAGACGTTCTGAAAGGCAATTACCTAGCACCGCACATTTCGATTTGGCACTACCGTCTTGACGATATTAAGGAAGTTGCTGACCCGGCTATGTGGGTTAAAGCGAATCCTAACATCGGCATCACAGTCTCTTATGAGACCTACCAGAAAGATGTGGAACGAGCGGAACAAGTCCCCGCTGCACGAAACGACATCTTAGCGAAACGTTTCGGTATTCCCATGGAAGGGTATACGTATTTCTTCACTTACGAAGAAACGTTACCACATGCAAAGAAACAATACTGGGGTATGCCATGTTCGATGGGTGTCGACTTGTCACTCGGGGATGACTTTACTGCGTTCACGTTTTTGTTCCCCCTTCAGCGGAGCATGTTTGGCGTGAAGACTCGATCTTATATCACTGAACGTACCCTGATGAAGCTCACAACAGCTCGGCGTCTTAAGTACGAAGAGTTCATCGAGGAAGGCACATTAATTGTCATGGACGGCACCGTGCTAGACATGATGCAAGTCTATGACGATCTGGATGCTCATATCCAAGAGTGTCAATACGACATTCGTTCTGTTGGGTATGACCCGTATAATGCGCGTGAATTTATCGAACGGTGGACGACTGAGAATAGTGAGTGGGGAGTCGAAAAGGTCATCCAAGGCGCCAAGACCGAATCAGTACCACTCGGCGAGTTGAAGAAGCTTGCGGAAGATCGTGCGTTACTCTTCGACGAAGCGCTCATGACATTCTGTATGGGGAATGCTATCGTCATGGAAGACACAAACGGTAACCGCAAAATTCTGAAACGACGCTATGAAGAAAAGATTGACAACGTGGCTGCCCTCATGGATGCTTACGTTGCATACAAGTTAAATCCTGACAGTTTTGAATAGGAGGATACATGACAAACATGGAACTTTATCACTACGGTGTGAAAGGTATGCGCTGGGGTCGACGTAAGGCACGACCCAAGATGTCTGCTTCCGCACGAATGGCGCGACGCAGGAAGATTGTAAAAGGTGTCGCTCTTGGTGTCGGTGCAGCAGCTTTGGGTTATGGCGCTTATCGGTATGGTAAGAATCCGGTCAACCGAGCAAAACTATATACACACTATAGCAACGCTCGTCTGAAGGGCGGCGATGCTGTCGATATGGTTCGAGCTCACGGTGTGAAAGGTGCTGCTCGGGAAACGTATCGGAAGCTTAATGGTCCTGCCGCAAAAGCTCGACGAGAAGTTGCTCGGATGCAGCGAGGCGATCGGCTTCACGACGCTGCGGGTCAAATCGCAAACCTAGGCGCTCAAGCTAAATACTTGGGTGTCCGAGGTAGTGCTCGGGCAGTAGGCAAGGCTGCCAAAACTACTGGTAAAGTTGTTGGGTATGGCGCACGTGTGACTACGAACGAAGTCGGTAAAGCTGCTAAGAAACGTGCCGGAGCCGCAGCAAGTGCTGCTGGTAGCTACGTTCTTGGCGGTAGCCATTCCAAGACTCGTGCTAATCTTCGTTCGGCAGCTTCTTCGGCACGGGGCGTCGGCCAGAAATTACGTCAAGGTCGAGCAGCTGCTGAAGTAGCGGCGGACGTTTACCGGTCTCGTCGTAAGTACCAGGGTAAGCACGCCGCTCACTTCGCTTACGACAGCCCCGGTGAAGCGCTGTACCACTTCGCACTCGACCCCTACGGTCGGTACGCCATCTTGTAACTGATAGAAAGTAACAACGCTCTTGTCATTTACAGAAAAACTGAAACACGCTTGGAATGCATTTCGTGATCCCCCGACATCTGCACCATCAAATGCGGGGGGTTGGACACAATACAGCCCTTCAAGGCGTTTTTTGAGTTTTACTGGTGCTGACCGTTCGTTTGTGAACTCTATCATTACTCGCATGGCTATTGACGTAGCTTCTGTTGAGTTTTTACACGCTCGTACTGATGAGAACGGCGGCTATCTGGAGACCATACCATCTGGACTTCAGAACTGCCTGAACATCGAAGCAAACACAGACCAAGCCGCACGCGCTTTCAAACAGGATCTAGCTATTACTCTGTTTAAAAAGGGCGTTGCAGCTGTGGTTGCTGTCGAGACTGACATTTCACCACTGAAATCTGGCGGTTTCGACATCAAGTCATTACGTGTTGGGGAGATCGTTAACTGGTATCCTCAGCACGTAATGGTTGATTTGTATGACGAGCGTGATGGGCAACATAAACAGATCACTTTACCAAAGAGTACTGTTGCGATCATCGAAAACCCACTCTATGATATCATGAATGAGCCCAACAGCATGTTCCAACGACTTGCTAAAGCTCTTCGTATGATGGACGGGATCGAAGATGATCTCAGCAGTAAGAAATTGGATGTGATTGTTCAACTTCCATACGTTGTGAAAGGCGAGAATCGTCGTCAACAAGCGGAGAACCGTATTCGTGATATCGAAATGCAGCTTCGCAAGACTGACTTCGGTATTGCCTACGTTGACGGCACGGAGAAGATTACACAATTGAACCGTGCTGTCGAAAGCAACATCCTTCCAAGGATCGAGTGGCTCACAAAGCAAGTACAAGCACAACTAGGTTTGACGACCGAGATTCTCGATGGGACAGCAGCTGAAACAGCGCTGCTGAACTATCAGAATCGTATCATCAAACCAGTCGCTGACAGCATTGCAGAGGAGTTATCTCGAACCTTCCTCACCAAGACTGCTCGAACTCAGCGACAGACGGTGCTTTACCTTCGACGTCCGTTTGATCTGGTGCCGATGGAGAAGATCGCTGACATTGCAGACAAGTTTACTCGGAATGAGATTCTTTCTGCCAACGAGATTCGCGCCATCATTGGTATGCGTCCGTCGACTGACCCGAAGGCTGACGAGCTTTACAACTCGAACATGCCATACGACGACAGTTACCCAGGTGGTGAGGAGGAAGAAGAGGGCATGGAAGACCCATACGCTCAGCAGGAGGAGTACCCACCAGAGTACGATCTCGAACAGTATCAGTAGCTCAAAATGGAAAGGAAATTATGCGACCAGACTTTAGCGGGTATGCTACTCGCGCTGGTATTCGGTGTTCTGATGGTCGCACTATTCTACCTGACGCCTTCAAAGACAACGACGGCAGTACGGTACCACTGGTGTGGCAACACGGACACCACGACCCCGACAACGTGCTTGGGCATGCCGCCCTAGAGAATCGGGACGACGGGGTTTACGCTTATGGTTTTTTCAATCATACAGCGAAAGCCCAGAATGCAAAACAACTAGTTCAACACGGTGACATCACGAGTCTTTCGATCTACGCAAATCAGTTGGTGGAGAAGGAGAAGAACGTGATGCACGGACAAATCAGGGAGGTTAGCCTAGTGCTATCAGGAGCCAACCCAGGCGCAAAGATTGATAATGTGGTCCTCCGTCATAGCGATGGCGAAGAGACTGAATTGCAAGACGAAGCGGTCATCTACGGAGGCAGTCTGTCTCACGGTGACGGCTATTTGATGCATGATGACGACGACGAATCCGAAGACATTCAAGCGGTCCTCGACAGCTTGACACCGGAACAACAGGAAATCGTCGGAGCCCTGCTCGAAAACGCAGCCGCACAAGGCTACGAAGCTGGTGTCGAAGACGCCGTTGACGAAGACGACTTCTACGACGAGGATGAAGGCGAGTACGAGGACGACGACTACGACGATGATGATTACGACTACGAAGAGGACGACTTCACACCAGAAGAACTCGCACAATACGATTACAACGGAGACGCATACATGGGTAATGTATTCGACCAAGGCCGACTAGCCCCGAGTGGTCGCCGGCCTGTTTTGTCTCACTCGGACATGGCCGATGTGTTCAAAGATGCCCAGGAGGTGGGCTCACTCAAGGAATCCGTACTGTTCCACGCTGACCAGTTCGGTATCACCAACATTGACCTTCTGTTCCCACAGGCTAAGGACTTCCAGAACAAGCCGGAGTTCATTAAGCGTCGGACAGAATGGGTCGATGGTGTGATGAATGGCGTCACCAGCGCTCCGTTTACTCGGGTTCGTTCGGTACACGCAGACATCACCCAAGATGAAGCCCGAGCCAAGGGTTACATCAAGGGTACGATGAAGAAGGACGAGTTCTTCGAGCTGAAGAACCGCTCCACCGGTCCGACCACGGTGTATAAGCGCCAGAAGGTGAACCGGGACGACATGCTGGACATCACCACCTTCGACGCCGTGGCTTGGATCAAGGCTGAGATGCTGCTGATGCTCCATGAGGAAATTGCTTCGGCAATTCTGTTTGGCGACAACCGCGATATCGAGTCCCCGGACTATATCAACGCCAAGAACATCCGTCCTATCGCTACGGATCATGAATTCTTTACCCATCGTCTTGAGATCGCTCAGAACGATATTGGTACTGACGCCATGATCGAGCTCATCGACACCAGTCGGCATTTCTACAAAGGTTCTGGCCAGCCAGCACTCTATACCACCGAGTCTGTCCTCGGTAAGCTGCGTTGGATCAAGGACAAGGATGGTCGTCGGATTTACCCCAACGACCAGGCTATCGCAGACGCCATGCGTGTCTCGAAGATTGTCACTGTCGAAACCATGGAACGGGTTCCGAACTTGGTTGGCCTTATCGTCAACTTGTCGGATTACCAGGTTGGCACCGACCAGGGTGGTAAGCTCGGCATGTTCGACCAGTTCGACATCGACTACAACCAGCACAAGTATCTGATTGAAACTCGTATGTCAGGTGCGCTGGTTCGGGCGAAGTCGGCTATGGCTCTGTGGAAGACCGGTTCGCCTGCTGCTACTGGTGATGCCCCCGACAACAAGCTGGACCCAAGTCGTCTGCTAGCTGACCAGCGTCACACCAAGAAGGCTGGCGGTGGTGGCGGAACCCCTCCAGGGCACTAAGCTCAAAATGGGAAGGTTGAATCATGACACGCTTTAGCGGCGCTGTCGGATTCGGCGAGCCTATCGAGATCGACGAAGGTGTATACGACGTGAAGGTAACTGAGCGTCAAGCTTTTGGCGACGTCGTTCGATCATACCGCAACAATCAAGATGTTGGTAAACTTAACGCCAACATTAATTTTGATATGGCGGTATCCGTCGTCGCCGACGACTACCTCAAGGATCATTTAGACCTAGCGGTCTATGTTCGTTGGGGTACTCTGTATTTAGCAGTTACGTCTGTGGAGATGAATCATCCACGCATCACTCTTACGCTGGGAGGTGTGTGGCATGGACCGAAGGCGGAACTTACACCTTAAGCTTGAACAGATAGCTGGGGCTGGTGTACCTGTTTTGTATCAGCCCCCGTCGATGCATAAGCTCACGTATCCGTGCATACTCTATCAATACGACGGAACTGGGGTGAAACACGCTGATAACAAAAAGTATCATCGTGCTAGTCGCTATCAAGTCACTTTGATTGCGCGCAAACCTGACCCGTCTCTTGTCGAAGAGATTTCCAACATGGAATATTGTACGTTCCAACAATGGTTTGCTAAAGACGGCTTGAACCATTACGTCTTTAGTATCTACAATTAAGGAGAACTAATGGCCAAACTAACATGGGACAACGTTGGCGAACGTAAGTTCCAGACTGGTGTGAACAAGGGTGTTCTCTACCCTTATAACGCCACACAGAAGACCTATGCTGCTGGTGTCGCGTGGAACGGTCTCACCAAGGTTACCGAAAGCCCCTCTGGCGCTGAAGTCACCGATATTTACGCTGACAATATCAAGTATCTCGGCTTGATGTCGGATGAGAAGTTCGGCGGCACCATCGAGGCTTACACCTACCCCGACGAGTTCGCGGCTTGCGACGGTTCGGCTACGGTTGGTGGAGCTTTGGTGACGCAGCAGACCCGTAAGATGTTCGGTTTCTCGTGGCAGACTCGGATTGGTAACGATACTGAGGGTGTGGATTTCGGCTACGACATTCACATCGTGTGGAGTGCCCTAGCGAAGCCCTCGTCCAAGGATCATAGCACGATTAACGATTCGCCCGAGGCTGTTACGATGTCTTGGGAGATTTCTACCACTCCGGTGTCATTCAAGGACGACGGTGAGTTCAAGGACCTCAAGCCGACGGCTCACCTTATCATCCCTTCTAAGACCGTGAAGAAGGAGAACCTAGCCGAGCTGGAGAAGAAACTGTACGGCACCGAAAACGATCCGCCTACTCTTCTCAGCCCCGAAGAAGTTCTCACGATCGTGAAGAAGCCGTAACATGACGCTAGAACTCGATATCGTTACCCGTCATAACTTCGACGGCGCTCGAAATCAGTTCTTGCCAGTGACGATCCACCTCAAGATGTGTCACAGTCTCGTCAGCATCTCAAAATGGGAAGAGAAGTATCAACGACCCTTCCTGGTGAGTGACGATGACAAGACACAGGAAGAGCTGCTGGATTACATTTCGATGATGGTCGTTAACGAACTGCCTCGCAAAGCTGTCGCTGAAGCTATTTCAGCCATTACAGCAGAGCAGATGAGTCTCATTAACGACCACATCGCCTCACGAGCCAGCGCTACTACGTTTTCGGACAGCGGCGCTGGCTCTTCGTCAACTGAGATTATTACCTCAGAGCTTATTTACTACATGATGTTCGCTAATGGTATCTCGAAGGAATGCGAGACGTGGCACATTAACCGCCTCCTCGCATTGATTCGCATCTTTGGCATAAAGAACTCTCCTGAGAAATCTAAGAAACTTTCACAAGCTGAAATCATGGCTCGTAACCAGAAACTGAACGCTGAACGGCGTGCGAAGTGGGGGACGAGCGGATGACAAAGCTGAATTGGGACGATCGTTTTTTCACAGAGGGTTGCAGCCATGGTGTGTTGTACCTTAGCGAATTTGCAGTGAAAGCTTGGGCATGGCATGGGCTTATCTCTGCCACCGAGACACGCAAAGCTGAGATGACATCGTTGTATTACGAAGGACGAAAGAGGGGTGCTATCGCGGGCAGCATCGAGCGAGAACT